GTTGTATTTTACCAAAAATTTTGCTACCTCTAACAAATTGTCCCTTGCTGTGCATGGCAACTAATTGTGCCTGATAGTCAGAATTGATTATGGTCATTGGTAAATTGCCTCTACGTATTTGTACTTGTCAGTCCAGGAGTCAGGAACGTCGTTCCAGACAGTATTTAACTGATCGTCCAGCCACTCAGGATAGGGTAGGCGATCTTTGAACCACCAAAATAATTTTTCTTTTGGCCAATCTGCAAAGTGCTGTTTAAAAAAATCCCGTGTGCGTGGCTCTTTAAATAGTTCAGGATCATAAAAAAACTTTTTCTTTTTTGCAACCTGTTGGAAATTTAAGCTGACAAAACAAAACTTATCAGTATGTGACAACAGTTTTTCAGATACCCAGGACAAATCAGCATCAGGAATAGTTTGCAACACTTGTGTACAAATAACACCATCAAACTTCATGTTGTCAGGTGGAGGAATGTCTAATCCTGGCACACACGGATCATATCGGTATACTTCAACGCCTAGCCATTTGTCAAAGGTGGTCCATTGTTCCGGTGGCAGTTCAACACCATTGATCATACCCCAGGGCAATTTCTCAGTATATTGCAAACCTTTGCCACAACCATAGTCTAAAATAGTCCTAGCACTGTATCTCTCTACTAGATCTTTAATTTGATCTTGGTACTTGACCACATCGTACCCTGCCCAATTCTTGGGATTATTTTTCTGGAACTCTGTACCTAATCTAACTGATTCCTTGTAATATTCACTTGTCATAGCAACTTGATTTCCACTGTGGCACGTTTTTTGCCACCAGCGTTTGAAACAACATTCACAACTTCAAATCCATCTACACCAATGTAGTTTGTTGCTGTGCCCTTGCATCTAATGTCTAAAATAATTCTAGTGTTTTCATGTGAATGTTTCTTCATCAACTCTATATAAGTTTTTACAGGATAATGATGTCCGCAACTGAGCCATGACGTAATAACATCAAACTTAACGTCACTGGGGATACTGATGTTGTTTGCATCAATCAGTTGATAGTTCTTTGTGCCAAGTTCTTGTAGTTTTGAATTTAAAAAATCAAATGTGTGATAAAACTTCAATTGGTCAGGATCTGTATTCCAGTTGCCGTAACTGGCTGACTCGGGCTTGGTAGCATTAGTACTGGCATCACCATCCAACAACCAAAGTTCTGTACCGTATTTTTCATTAAACCACCGGCTTTGCCACGCAAATCCACAACCGATATCTAACAGTCGACCCACAGGCTGATTGAGATAAGCATCTACTATTTCAAAACTTGCTCGATGTTTGTCTCGATATCGGTCCGAGGCCCATTTGTCGGACCACCGTTCAGAATCCGTGGCACCCTTATCAATGTTGTCAGTTGTGTTTAGTTCCATCCCATAATCCAATCATCTCTAATTTGATCTAACTTAATCATGCCCCATGATTCCAGCAGTGCTATGGCAGCAAATTGTCCATAGTCTTTGCTGTAGGCATCATGTGGCTTTTGTTCTATCACCATGATAGGCCTACAACGTTTTACAGTTTGTTCTGCACCTTGCAACACACGATATTCATAGCCTTCACAATCTATTTTTATGTAGTCTACATCTTCCATGTTTAGGTTATCAAGTTTTACCACTTGTACATCACCAGTGCCCAGGGTATTTGGATCCAAGTGACTGTGCCCACTATTGCCTTCTGTGATGATCATGGTGGCTTGAGTGTCGTGGTCGCCAAGCGCCAATGGACTGATAAAAAAGTTAGCACCACTCACGTTCTTTTCCAAACACTCTCTAAACACAGCAACTGGTTCAAACGCAACGACCTTGGCAAAATTATCTACTAGGTCTCGACTCCACAATCCCACATTGGCACCAATGTCCAACGCAGTTCTGCGTTTGGCACACAACTCAATACTGCGTTTGCGCACAGCAATTTGGTATTCTGGTGGTAGTCCTTTATCCACGCTTTTCTTTAACATCTTTGGAAAGTGGGTTTCAAAGTCGGGGAAGTGCCATCCATAATGTTCACGCATTTTGAGTCTCCTTGAGTATTGCGGCTGCGGTGCCGTTGGCTAGTTCTGTGGTATGGAACTGTCCATATGCCAAATGGCAAGCCCAGGCATGACGTTCATCGTCAGTGGGAAACCATGGCGTTTCTATCATGCCTAGATCCAGATTGCTCACAGGTCTAGCAGCATTAGCAGGCGCAGTGACAAACACAGGCACGCCAGCTAGAATACATTCTGTTGCTGCCGAACTGTTGAATGTGACCACAGCATGCACGTCCATGAGCCAGTCTTCGGCTCGTTGTGTCTTGCGATCCCAACGAGATGCTGGACGTTCTCGCACCAGGATGGGTCTGTCTGTGTGTTGTTTCAATGTGTCAATTGTGGTCTGCATCCACTCGTCCAGGGTGATGCCGTAAAAACTACAGGGCTTTTCGTCAGGTGCAACCAGCAGGATGTTGCGACTGTGACGTTGTTCAGGACGCATGCTAATGCCTAGTCGTTGCCAACGATCTGCAGGTCTGGCAACAACAGTACTGTGTTGTAGATCATTCAGCACAACTCTGTGCCAGAATTTCCAGCCATTGGGATTGTCGGGTCCGGGTCTATTGCCCAGGTATCCAGTGTCCATGTAGTAGAAGTCACGAGTGTCTTGCCAGCACCGCTTGATAATCTTGTGTTTCATGATACCTCGCAACACCAGCGGGTCTGTGCTGTCTTCGTACTGCCATGTTTCTAAACAAGTGGGAATTGCACCTGATCCATGAGCAAACATTTCAATGTACTCGTCACTGTTGTTTTTGTTTAGAAATATCCAGGTCATTGCCAGTACGCTTCTGTACGTGGAACCTTAAGGTCTGCTCTTTGGCTGCGCCCTAGATCTTTTCTAGCACCTTTGAGATGGTCTAGATATGCGCCCCAGTCTGAGTTGATCAGCGGATGACCTTCACCAGTGATCAAATCACCGCTCCAGTCCAGTTCTTTTAATGCGCATTGAGTTCTCACATGATCAAACACAAAACTGTCGTGCCATTCTGCCAGAGTAAAGATACCGGTCTCTGCATGATCATATACCGTTTGAAATTTTTGTAGAAAGTCTTGGGTAGCAGTACTGGCCAATTTCATTGCATACAATCCACATTCGGTGTATTTGCCACGACGGCCCAAGAAACAAAGATCCTGAGATGCTGGGCATAACCGATCAAGGTCGGCTACAGTAACAGGACTATGGCAAACAGTATCGGCATCCATCCACAACAACCAATCAGTTTGCGTGTGTTTAGCACAATGGAAAATACTGTAGACCTTGTGAGAAAAGCGCACAGCGTCCCATTTGAATCCTTTGCCTGAATCCTTGCGGCGTGCTCGAGCAGGATCGGCACTGACATCGCCATTGGCCTTGGGCACATCTCGCCACTGAGCTTTGAATGCCGCTAGTTCGGGACTTGCTGCCACAAGATCATGCACTGTCAAATTGGCCGCAGATTCGGTTACAGTACAGTTTTCAGCATACACAATCAGGTCTACTTCGGCAGGCCAAGTTTGCAAAAAGGTCTGGATCATGCGATGTCCGTATTTCTCGTAGCCAGCGGCATTAAAAGTGGTACATACACTATATCTCATAAGTGTATTTACAGTGATAAAAAACATCGCATATTTTCCGGCTCAATGCGCCCAAAACTCAGGACCTGTCATGGGTGCAGTACTAGATAGTCTACAGGCTCGTGGAATACAAACACAAGAAAACTCCATGAATTCAGATGCAGTGGTCATATGGAGTGTGCTGTGGCACGGACGTATGGCCCAAAATCAACAGGTATATCAGCACTATCGTGCGCAGGGAAAATCTGTGATAGTGATTGAAGTTGGTGCGTTGTATCGTGGTCGCACCTGGAAACTGGCGGTGAACAATGTGACAAGTCAAGGCTATTATGGGCACGAAACCAATCTTGATCTGGACCGTCCAAGAAAACTAGGCACCAGTCTAGCAGTCAATCACAGTGCAAACCCTGCTGTACTGATAGCAGCACAGCACAATCGCAGTCATCAACTGAACGGAGTAAACCAAGAAGCCTGGATCACAGATACTATCCGTGAGTTGCGCAAGCACACTGACAGACCAATTCATGTACGGTCGCATCCTAGGTCTGCGTTGCAATGGAATCGATTACCGTCTGACATAGTACCGGTTCGGCCAGCACGACTGAGCAACACCTACGACGGTTTTGACATGCATTTTGATTATCATGCTGTGGTCAACTACAACTCAGGACCGGGAATCCAAGCAGCTATTTCGGGCACAAGACCCATAGTAAATACTACCAGTCTAGCATATCCAGTTGCTCATGCAATAGCACAGATTGACCAACCCTACTTGATCAATCGAGATCAATGGCTGATAGAAATATGTCACACTGAATACACTGTGGAAGAATTACAAAAGGGCCTATGGCTAAAAAGAATAGAACCAGCACTGACGGCA